CATGACCGCCGCGTGGGCAATCGCCGCGTTCCTTCTGGGGCTCGGCATCGGCATGTTGCTGATGGTCAAGCAGTGATCGTCTTCTGGTCGATGGTGGCTGGCGCCGGGATCATGCTCGTGGGTGTGATCTTCGGCGTCGTCATCGCCGACATAAACAAGAACAAGACTCCTAAGGAGGAGCAGTGATCGGCGACATACTTCTCAGCTGGAACGAGCTGACCGTCACGATTGTGGCGTGGCTCGCTGTCGTATCCCTTGCCTTGACCGCGGACTTCGGTCCCGAGATCTACAGGGAGCACAAGGCCCGGCACTTCATGGCGAACGTCACGATTCAGGCGATCGCCGAGCGGAGGGCCAGGGAAGCCAAGATGAACCCCGACGAGACCATGCAGCTCGGGGTCTTCACGATCAAGCCCGCTCCGGCAAAGCGTCGGCACGCGCGGGTCTAACCGAAGAGGGGACTTCGGAGCGATGAACGACATGGTGTTCGATCTGAACTACAACCCCGTGTGGTGCAACACTCCGGCGTCCTGCCGGGAATGGCTGCGGAAGCGGCTGAAGACTGACCAGACGGTGGGGCAGTACAAGGTCCGGCGTCATCAAGATCTCAAACACGTATCCGTGGCCACCTATCTGGGGGACAGAAGTGATTCTCGTCATCAAGGATGAGCAGGGCAACGAGACCGAGGTTGAAGTCGACCTTATCGACACGCTGGCGGAGGTTCCGGCGCCGAACAGAATTTGGGGATGGGCATGATCGTCCTCACCCTCTTCTAGGAGCGATGTGAACGACACGGTATTCGATCGGGAGATGACCGTTGTCGCCTGCAAGCCGTCCCACGAGATCGACCGGCGGCTGAAGAGCGGTAGCAAGATCCCGGACACCTGGGCGTTCATCCTTGTGGGGGAGACCAAGCAGGTCATCACCGTGTCGGAGTACGCCAACCGAGAGAAGTTCGCAGCGGTCAAGGAGATCATCACCGAGGTTCTGGAACGTCAGTCCACGCGGCCGCTGAAGGGTCATGCGCAGAAGCTGTACGCCGAGCGGATGACCAAGAAGATCATCGATCTACTGTAGGGAGGGGACGTGTACTACGTCATAGATCAGGATGGATCGGTCGCCTTTCAGGGGACACCGATGCAGATCGAGGACTGGCTCTTCGAGAACACCGCACAACACAACGCCAGGCTGCGGGTCAGGATGAACGACAGCACCATACCGGCGTGGAAGTACCTCGACAGCACGGCGATCGCCAGGCGGTAGGGGTCGGGGTCAAGGGGCAGGGGAGTCGCGGTCTTCGGACCGTCTCCCCGCTCTCTCTTTTTCGGAACGAGAACGAAGGAATTGCCATGAGCGACACTCCGATATTTGACCAGCTCGCCCGCGAGCGTGGCTTCCACCGCATGGTTGCGGGGGGTCCGACACTCCGCCTCAGGCCGAGTGCGTTCCAGACCAAGGTGCAGACTGACAAGGCCGTGAACGCTGCACCCGCGCCGGCAGCCGAGGACGACGAGATCGTCTTCGCCAAGCCCATTCCCGTCACGACCCTCGCCAAACTGGCGAAGGGCACAACACAGGAGTAGACATGGTTGACCTGTACCCGCACCAGAGGGCTGCAGTCGACAAGATGCACAACGGGTGCATTCTCTGGGGTGGGGTCGGGACTGGTAAGTCACGCACGGCTGTGGCTTACTACCTCGAACAGGAGGCGCCTAAGGACGTCTACGTCATCACTACCGCGCGGAAGAGGGACGCCCTTGACTGGGACACCGAGTTCGTGCGGTACGGCGTAGGCACTGAGAAGGGTGCGACCGTGGCCGGCGTTCTTCGTACTGATTCGTGGAACAACATCGCGAAGTACAAGAACGTCAAGGGGGCCTTCTTCATTTTCGACGAACAGCGTCTCGTGGGGAGCGGGGCGTGGGTCAGGGCGTTCAAGCACATCGCCAAGAACAACAACTGGGTACTTCTTAGCGCCACGCCGGGGGATACATGGCTGGACTACGTACCCGTCTTCGTCGCCAACGGCTTCTACAAGAACAAGACCGAGTTCGTGGAGAAGCACGTCGAGTACGACAGCTTCAGCAAGTACCCGAAGATCAAGGCGTACCACAACGTCGGCACGCTCATCAAACATCGGAACTCGCTTCTGGTGCACATGCCGTACGAGTATGAGGCTGTCAGCGACACGATCAACATCCCGGTGGAGTTCGACGAGGTCGGGTTCAAGAGGCTCCTGAAGGAGCGCTGGAACCCCTTCACGGACAAGCCCATCCGGAACGTCTCGGAACTCTTCTCGTGTATGCGAAGGATCACGTACTCCCACCCGTCGCGGATCGATGCGGTGCGGAAGGTCCTCAAGGAAGAACCGAGACTCATCGTGTTCTACAACTTCGACTACGAGTTGGAGGCACTACGGTCTCTTGGGGAAGAGATCACGGTCGCGGAATGGAACGGGCACAAGCACGAGGAGGTTCCGGAAACGGAACGGTGGGTCTATCTCGTGCAGTACACGGCAGGGGCCGAAGCGTGGAATTGCATCACAACTCGGGCCACACTGTTCTACTCCCTGACATACTCGTACAGAACATGGAAACAGGCGCACGGCAGGACGAATCGCCTCAACACGCCCTTCAAGGTACTTAAGTACTACGTGCTGCTGTCAAATTCGGCGATGGACCGAGCGGTGATGGCAGCACTACGCCAGAAGAGGGACTTCAACGAGTCGAAGTTCGTCCAGAAGAAGAAAGCGGCATAGCCGGGCAACTCCGGCTTGTTGGGACGGGGATGGCGGAAGGGATAATTCGGACCCGCCGCCATCCCTGCGTCAGATTTCACATCGGCGAAAACCAGGTCTGACCTGCGGAAACGCCGTTGAGATGTGAAATTTGAAGCTGAGCGCAAAACTTTTTAAAAAAATTTTCGGTGTTAAATCTACTACTCTCCTATCTCTACACGCGAGATTAGTAAGATTAGATACCAAGTAAGAGTTTTTGAAAAGTTTTGCGGGAGGATTTCACTTTTCACATCGAGGGATGTCCGATTCGTCGAGTGCGTCCCAACGCCTCCCAAAATGCCGGATGTAAAGAGCAGCTCAACAGGAACAGGTGGGGAAGATGGAAGAGTGGAGAGTGGTCCAGGGGTTCGAGTGCTACTCAGTGAGCAGCCTCGGACGAGTGCGCAGTGATATCGCGTACAAGAACGGGAACACGGGACGGATCATCACGGCGTCTACTAACCAGCGGGGACTGGCGTACGTCGGGTTGATGAAGAATGGCATTCAGCATAAGCGCTCGGTCGCCCTGATGGTCGCTCACGCGTTCATCATGACCGCCCGCCCTCTCTCGTTCACCACGCCGATAAACCTCGACGGGAACCGGCACAACAACCGCGTCGAGAACCTTCTCTGGCGACCCCTCTGGTTCGCTCGAAAGTACTTCCGTCAGTTCGAGAACCCGCACGCAAGAATTGCAAGGCCCATAGTGGAGGTGAAGACACAACAAGAGTTCGCGAACTCGTGGGACGCAGCGCTAACGCACGGCTTGCTCGACGAAGAGATATTCGCGGCCACCATCGACAAGACGTACGTCTGGCCGACGTACCAGAGGTTCGAAGTACTTCGCTAAAAACAGATACCGTAACGCAGGGTAAACATGCTTTATGATAGAAGGGAGTCAATCAAGCCTCCCCCTGCGATTGCCGTGTTTTCTGTTTTCAGCGTGACGGGAGATCCCGATGCGGGAGAGCCAGTACCAAGCCAAATTGATAGATGAGCTTGAGCGCCGGTTCCCTGGTTGCGTGATCCTGAAAAACGACGCCGAGTACGTTAACGGGATTCCGGATCTTCTGATCCTTCATGGCAACCAATGGGCGATGCTCGAAGTCAAGGCCAGCCCGACATCCAAGATCCAGCCGCTTCAGCCCTACTGGGTCGAGCGTTTGGACCGGATGTCTTTCGCTGCCTTCATTGACCCTTCGAACGAAGAGGACGTCCTTCGTGGACTGGAACAAGCATTCTCAACTGGCGGGTCAACACGCCTTCTTGAGTGCCAGTAAGTACCACTGGAACAACTGGACTCTGGACAAGCTCGACAGGGCGTTCACGACCCACCAGGCAGCCGCACGAGGCACTGCCCTCCACGCTCTGGCCCACATGGCCATCAACCTTCGCCAGTACATGGGCGGACCCGACCAAGAGCACAACACGCTCAGTCTTTACGTTCGGGACGCCATCGATCTCGGTATGAGGTCCGAACAGATGCTGTTCTACTCACGCAACTGCTTCGGCACCGCGGATACGATCGGCTTCCGTAAGAAGAAGCTGAACATCCACGACCTCAAGACCGGTGTCACCAAGACTTCGGTCCATCAACTGGAGAACTACGCAGCGTTCTTCTGTCTCGAATATGGGGTCGACCCGCTCGACATCGAGATAGAACTGCGAATCTACCAGAACGATGAGGTCGCAGTCTGGGACGCCGATCCTGCGGCCATCCGCGCGATCATGCGGACCATCATCGAGTTCGACGCGTACATCGAGAAGCGTAGAGCGGAGGAAGAGTGACCTTCACGATAAACGAGGACGACTACAACGCCGCGTACACCGACGGCGATGAAGAGGAACTCGCGCATTACGGAGTTCTGCGTAAGTCCGGCCGCTACCCGTGGGGCTCTGGTGGTCCCGAATACGCCAGCAACGCCGGCTTCCTGGGAATGGTCGACGGTCTCAAGAAGCAGGGTCTCAGCGAGGCAGAGATCGCTCGCGGTCTGGGTATCAGCACCACCCAGCTGCGTGCAGCGAAGTCCATTGCCAAGACGGAAGAGAAGATCCGTCAGGTGCAGCAGGCCGAGCGTCTGAAGGCCACTGGCATGTCAAACGTGGCCATCGCCAAGGAGATGGGACTCAACGAGTCCACTGTTCGTACTCTCCTCGCTCCCGGCGCCACACGCAAGGCAGACATCCTCGAATCCACCGTCGGCGTTCTCAAGAACGAGGTGGACAAGAAAGGCTACATCGACGTCGGTGCCGGCGTAGAGCAGCACATGGGCATCACCAAGGACAAGCTCGGTATCGCTGTCGCCCATCTCAAGGAGAAGGGCTACAACGTACACTACGTCCTGGTGGATCAGCTCGGCACCAACCACCAGACCCGAATGAAGGTCCTGGCCGCTCCTGGTACGGACTACCGTGAGGTGTTCCGGAACCGCGACAACATCAGGATTCCGGGTCAGCACTCGGACGACGGTGGTAAGACGTACTTCGCCAAGCAGCCACCCATCTCCGTGGACCCCAAGCGGGTCAAGGTTCGTTACGCGGAAGAAGGCGGCACCGATGCGGATGGCGTGATCTACGTGCGCCGCGGCAAAGAGGATCTGACACTGGGTAAATCGAACTACGCTCAGGTCCGAATCGCCGTTGGGGGAACGCACTACCTCAAGGGAATGGCGATGTACCGGGACGATCTCCCGGATGGCGTGGACCTCGTGTTCAACACGAACAAGTCCAAGACGGCTAACAAGCTCGACGCCATGAAGAAGATGAAGGACGACCCGACCGACCCGTTCGGCGCGATCGTTCGACAGCTTCCCAAGCTGGACGCATTCGGTCGGGAGATTCCCGGTACCGTCCGTTCGGCGATGAACATCGTCAACGAAGAGGGCGCATGGGGTAAGTGGTCTAAGAGCCTCTCATCCCAGATGCTGTCGAAGCAGGCGCCGACCCTGGCCAAGCAGCAGTTGGACATGACTTACGAGCGCAAGCGCCGTGAGTTCGACGAGATCATGAGTCTCACCAACCCCGTCGTGAAGAAGCGCCTCCTTGAGGCGTTCTCGGATGACGCGGACTCGTCGGCCGTCCATCTGAAGGCAGCTGCCCTTCCCCGGCAGGCGTCACACGTCATACTGCCGATCAACTCGATGAAGCCGACCGAGGTATACGCGCCCAACTACCGCAACGGCGAACCGGTTGTACTGATTCGCTACCCGCATGGCGGCATCTTCGAGATCCCTGAGCTCACGGTCAACAACAACCACAAGGAAGCACGACGTCTTCTCGGCAACGCACCCGATGCGATCGGCATCCACCACTCGGTGGCCGAGCGTCTTTCTGGTGCCGACTTCGATGGCGACACCGTTCTGGTCATCCCCAACCGGGAGCGCAAGGTCAAGAACGCGCCCCCTCTTGAGGGACTCAAGGGTTTCGATCCAATGAAGTACAAGCTCCCTGACGACAGCCCCATCAAGCGAATGGACGCCCGTACCAAAGGCATCCAGATGGGTTTGGTGTCGAACCTCATCACCGACATGCACGCCATTGGTGCACCTGATTCCGAGCTTGCGCGCGCAGTTCGGCATTCCATGGTTGTGATCGATGGCGAAAAGCACAACCTCGATTACAGGCAGTCGGCCCGAGACAACGGCATCCCCGCACTCATGAAGAAGTACCAAGGCCGCTCTACTGGTGGTGCGGCGACGATCGTGTCGCGGGCTAACTCAGACATCAAGATCCCTGAGAGGAAGCCCCGTTCCGCTGCCAATGGCGGACCGATCGACAAGACCACAGGCAAGAAGGTCTACGAGTACTCGGGTGCTACCTACACCCAGGTCCGAACCAGCAAGACTGGCAAGGTCACCGAGAAGGAAGTACTCAAGCCTGGTGGTACGTCGAAGCGGTTGGCAGAAGAGGACGATGCACACAACCTGTCCTCAGGCACTCGGATCGAGAAGATCTATGCCGACCACTCGAACAGGCTGAAGTCCCTTGCCAACACGGCAAGGAAGGAACTGGTCCACACCAAGACCGCCCCCTATTCACCTTCAGCCAAGGCCGCCTATTCTCACGAGGTACGGTCCCTGGATGCGAAACTAGCCCTCGCTCTCAGGAACGCCCCCCTTGAAAGACAAGCCCATGTCCTGGGAAACGCCGTGGTCCGTGCAAAGACCCAGGCTAACCCAGACATGGAGAAGTCTGAGAAGAAGAAGCTCAAGGCTAAAGCGTTGGAGGAAGCACGCCAACGTACGGGCGCCAACAAGACCAGGATCGAGATCACTGACGCTGAATGGGCTGCCATCCAGGCAGGTGCTATCAGTGCCAGTAAGCTCAACCAGATCCTTGCTAACGCAGATCTGGACAAGGTCAAGGAACTGGCCACTCCTAAGGAGAAGAAGCTCATGAGTGGGGGCAAGAAGACACAGGCCCTGGCCATGATTCGTCGTGGCTACACCCAGGCAGAGGTAGCTGACGCACTGGGTGTCTCACTGTCCACCCTCAAGCAGGGGCTTGGTGAGTAGGTCATGACGAAACACATGCTCACCACAGTGGACAACCCATACAATCCATTCACTCAGAACGATGAGTGGACAACATGGGACACCGTCCATGGGTACCACACCAATGCCTTCCTCGCTCGCATCGTCAGACTGTCAGACGATCTGAGTGAAGCAGATGAAGATGCGGAGATGGAGAGAGCGATCGATGAGATCGTGACTCACAACGTGCTCGGTCTGTACAGGAAGGTCGCAGCACCCTCAGTACTGCAGTGACGTCAAGCAGAGCCTGACTAACCGAGAGTTCGATTCCCCCCGAAACTCTTGTGGAACTCAGGCTCTGCTTGGCAGCAGTAATTCCTTTGCTTTGCATCTCTTTATGCCTTTGAGATCATGCTTTCTCTTAGGTATTGGAGAGGCTGTTCAAAGGGAGGGGGGGGGTCTCGCGATCCTAGCCC